ACATGGACTTTAAATTAAAATAAAGGTTAAAAATGCCAACTCCTGGAAATAGTATAAATGAAGCCACAACAGGAATTTGTGGATTTACTGGGACTGCTTTTACTGGAACTGCAGTTACCAACCATGCTGTGATTGTTGGAGGGTCTACATCTAGTACATTAACAAGCGTTGGACCATCAGCAACTAGTGGTCAAATTTTGCAATCTGCAGGATCTTCAGCAGATCCCGCTTATTCCACAGCTACATACCCAGCTATAGCCGGAACATCGGGAAAAATTCTAATTTCTAATGGTACAAATATTGTATCTTCTACACCAACGTATCCTAATGCTTCAGTAACATCAGGAAAGGTTATAGTTTCTGATGGAACCAACTATATAGCTTCGACTCCAACTTTTCCTAATGCAAGTGCCACAACAAGAAAAATAATTGTTTCAGATGGAACAAATTGGGTGGCTTCTACTGAAACTTGGGCAGTTCCTGGAACTTCAGGAAATATTTTAACAAGTAATGGAACAAATTGGACAAGCGCAACTCCAGCATCAGCAATAGGCACCATAAATGGTGATACTGGTTCTGTTACAGGTACAACTGTCACTTTAAGAGCATCAGCAGGAGGTAATGCGGGTGCAACAGCTATATTTTCAGGAAGTAGCGCTACAATGTCTTTTAATATTTCTAATGCTGTAGATACAATAACGCTTGGTCGTGTGGCAGGTAATGGATCGATGACAGGAACTCAAAACGTTGGAGTTGGTGTAGGAACGTTTAATGGACTAACTAATGGTGCAAATAATACTGCTGTTGGTCATTTAAGTCAGCTTGTAACGAGTTCAGGACAAGCTAATACTTCAGTAGGTATGAGCGCTCTTTCAGCAATCGCAACAAATTCTTTAAATACAGCAGTAGGATATTTTTCTTCATCTCTTACAACTGGATCACAAAATACTTGTATAGGAGCCACATCTCTTCAATCTCTTACTTCTGGAACAAATAATATCGCGGTAGGTTATTCAGCTGGTTCAAGCTATACATCTTCTGAATCTTCAAACATTTCCATAGGAAGTACAGGAACAATAGCAGAATCAAACGTTGTTAGGATTGGCACTCAAGGAAGTGGAACCGGACAACAAAATCTATGCTTCATAGCTGGTATTACAGGGGTAACAGTAACAGGAACGGCTGTTCTTTGTGCTACTGATGGCAAACTAGGGACCGTGGTTTCTTCAAGGAGATATAAAGAGGAAATTGAAGATATTCCTGAAGAAGATTCTGTACTAGATCTTAGACCAGTCAAATTCGTATACAAGAAGACAAAAGAATCGTCTTATGGTTTGATAGCCGAGGAAGTTGATAAGTTAATGCCAAGCCTAGTCATTTATGACAACGAAGGAAGACCGGAAAGTTTGAAATATCACGAACTTCCTGCACTTCTTCTCGCAGAAATACAGAGACTAAATCAAAAGATTTTAGAAATAGAAAAACGTTTAGATCGTTAGTCAAGATATTTGTAGGGGCTTCGATATCTAGCTCTATGACATTCTTTGCAAACATTGCTATGTCCATCTTTTTTATATCTTACATTCTGGTAAAAGTCTTCCAGGTCTTTCATCTTATAACATGTTATACATTTTTTCTCTTGTTTCACTGCCACTTCACAAGCGCTACACATAAATCTACCTTTAAGTTTAAATATTCATTTAAATTTTTTTATATATTCCATAAAGTGAAATTACAACAAGGAGAATTTTATGAAACAATTTTCTAGCTTAGCCTTGAGTGGGTTTTTGATAGTTGTTCTTTTGTTTTGCATAGGTTTTTTCCTAACATTATCGATCACTTCATGCAGTTTAAGCTTTGTACAAACTGATAATCATAAAACACCCTCTGAAGTAAACCAGGACGATAAAACGATAAGAGGAGAAGATTAAATGCCATCTAAAGAAAAAAACAATAAAGGCAAGTCAAAAATCAAGATTGTCATGTCAGAATTCAAACATGGAGACCTTCACAGTGGTTCTAAAAAAGGTCCTATTGTTTCTAACGCATCTCAGGCAAAAGCTATAGCTTTAAGCGAAGCAAGAAAATCAGGTGCAAAAATTCCTAAAAAAGGAAAGTAGGTAGAAAATGACCTGTGAGGTAACTGTAAAAGTGAAAGACAAATTAAGATCCATTACACAAAAGACCCCAATTATTGAATCAATATCAGCACATATGAATGATCCAAAAATTGACGAACTTGTATCTTGTGCTGTTAAAATGTTTTCCGGACAGCCTGAAAAAATTACTGTAATAATTAAATTAGAGGAATAAAATGCATAAGAAAATTATGGAGAAGGCATCGAAATCTCTTAAGAAAGATGCTGAAAAATACACCAAAGAAGCAAAAAAAGAAACTGGGATGAAAAAAAAACACGATATAGTAGAAAAGAAAGAAGCAATGTCGGCCTCAAAAGAACTTTCGAAACGCGCTAAAAAATCACATGAGTACTGATGAAAAGAATTTTTTACTTTTTTAGAATTTGTTGGACAAGTTTAGAATTTTTTCTTGACCATTTATCAAGATTCTTTTAACAACAAGTTGCTGGTTGCCTCCTTTCCAGCATTTCCCATTTCGCATTCTCCTTGGAGCCAGGAACTGCATCCTGGCTCCGTCTTTTTATAGACTATCATTTTCAGGAATCACTTTTTATCCTTTAGAAGTTCTATAAACATTTGATATAGCTGGTCGACACTAGTGTTAGATGCTCTTATATCTGCATCAAGTTTAGTGAATAACCAAAATGTAAATCCACCTAAAGCTGCTATTATTGTAAAAGCTTGTGTCCAATCCATAATCACTCCTTATCCATGTAAATCGACCAGTATTCAGTTGTCGGTTTTCTAAATTCTTCCAGATCCACTCCCTTAAGTTGTGGTGCTAGAGTATAATCTATTGAACCTTTACGAGCTACCTTTACCGTCTTAATCCCATATCCTTGTGAGGGTTGGTTTTGACTTAACTCTATCAGCTTTTCCTTTGCTTTTTTTTCCTTTAATTCAACCTGTTTCATCATTTCTTTTGCTAATGAATATTCTTGGCAAGCTTCCATCCATTGTACGTCTGATTTTTCTATATAGTCTTTATTTGTAAGTTCAGGTTGGATTTTATTGATCATAAGATCATAAAATTCCTTTGCTAATTCAATGTAATTTCCTATAAATTCCTCATCGCGTTTTACCTCTATAATCTTTCTAGTGTCCTCATAGAAAACAAGGTAAAGAGCCTTGTCACAACCAGAAGTAAGCAATTGGTGCTGAATCTGGCACATGTAGTAATCGGGGATTATTTCCTGTTCTGCTTGTCTTGCAGCACTCTCTCCACATTTAATCTCAAGTACTAATCTTTCTTTGTGGTTATAACCGTCAAGGCTAGCCATTAGGAAGTCATTAAACTCAACTTTTGGCTTTACTTCAATACCAGTCTCTTTTATAAACCATTCCCGAGCCAGTGGCTCTAACTTTAGTCCGTCGTCCATTTTCTTAGTTCTAGTTTTCTGTGGAGAGAGATCTAACTTCTCTCTCCATAGTTTGTATTTTGTCTCCCAGGGATTTTTACCGCATATGATCGCTGCGTCTGTAGAGGTTATATGTTTTTTTCTTAACTTAAGCCACCCATCAGATCCCTGTATACATTCTCCATATTGCTTCTCATATTCTATCAGTTTCTGTTTAAGTTCCATTAAGCAACCGCCTCCGATTTTTCTTCTTTCAACTTTTTAGACAAATTGTGCAATTCTCTTGCTGCTTCCGCTTTTTTCTTTACAGCATCATATTTAGATGCAGGCAAATCGTTCAGTGTCGCGATCTTGAAGTGTCCTAAAATCTTTTCCAGATATCCTTTTTCGCAGTCATAAATCACGTCTCCAAGCTCAATGACCTGCTGACCGTTTATAGAAAATTCAACTTCTGCTTGCTCTATGTAAAGCGGCTTTACATCATCGTTCATTGGATGAGCGTCAATATTTATTACGTTTTTGTAGTCACCTGTCTTAGTGATTTCCTTTAACTCATCCTCTACATAGCCAGCTCCTAAGCTAAGATCAGGAAATAACTGTCTAAATAGTTTGCTCATGCAACGATTATAAAGCATGATCTCAGGGTATTTCTTCCATGTGGCACTATTCCAAAGACCAGCAGCTTCAGCATCAGCTTTGCTAAATGAACATGTCCAGGTATCCCCATTATCTGAACGCTTACCATGTAAGATAACGCATTCTCCGTTAGACTTAGGATCTTTCTGGATGCTATGGCCTCTTCTTCTTACCAATGCTGCCATCATTTCAGTGCTCATGCCCACTTTTCCATTAATGCAGTGGAATCCTCCGTTTAAAGCCTCAAATGGGTGAATCCCTAAAGCTTTAGATCTAGCCATGATTGCATGTATTCCAACCTCACCAAGAGCCATATAATGCTTAGTTTGCAGGAGTTTCTTGCAAGTCTCTTGAATTTTATCCAATTCAGCCAGTTGTGTTTGAAAATCCACTATTACTAGTTCTTTACTCATAAGTTACCTCCAATCTTTCCAGTTTTATAAAATGTTTTATCAAATTTTTTGCGCAATTTCCGCAAATCATGTGTTGATCGTTAATCCTTTCGACGTATTCAGGTAAATCTTTGCATGTGGGCTTGCACATGTCGCAAATTGTTTCTATCTGTGGATAATCATAATCGCATGTAATCATCTTAAACCCCCACTTTTTCAGAAAAGTACAGGTCATAAGATTTCTGCCATCCCATCAAATCTTCTTCTGCATCCATCAGCTGATCTTGCAAGTTGTAGAACAGATTCTTTGCTCGATAAACTTCTTGCTCGGCTGCATTCAATCTATTGAGCACAACTTGCATCTCTCGTCTCATCAACTCTATGTCTTGCTTTGTCATCATCTATTCTCCGGTTTTTGTTTCGCAACACCAATATACGAAACCAATATGATTTTGCGCAACAACAAAAACGAAATCCTAAAACTTTCCATCTTGACTTTTATTCGACACCCGTTTTCAATATATCCAAAACAAATGAGGTTTTATGGAATTTAAATATCGCAACCTAGCCGATTACTTATACTTTGAAAAAATAGTTGTCAAAGATTTTGCTGAGAGAGTAGGATGTTCAGCGCAAACTTTGAGAGAATATATGAAAGGGAATGTAAAGATAAGCATGCCAGTAGCTAGGAGTATTTTCCTAGAAACAGGAGATAAGTTACCCTTAGAGATAATTCTAAAAAACAACCCTGCATTCAGAGTCAAAAAAGGAAACCCAAACCCATTAAAGCAAGAAGAATCATCAGACACCCAGCAAGAACCACTATCTGCTGAGTGGAGGGAGCCTGTTCATAATGTTTTTTCATAGCACTCCTGGGTTATCTTCTTTATTGCCAGAAATGAATTTTCTGTCTAGAAAGAAGCAAAAACCTTCGAGGAGACATGAGAACTACATACGGACTACCTGTTTGCGAGACTTGCTTAGATAATTTGATCTCTTGTGATGAAAACATGATGTTGTTTTACATAGACTTGTGTGCAACGCATTACTATCAAAACAAGTCAATAAGTGTAGGATATTCTGATGATGACTATCTCCTAGATGATTATGTAAACGAATTGGAATCAATGGGTTTAGTCAAGACGATCGATGATGTAAATGACCCAAAAGCGCTAAAAGTATTGCCTTGTATGAGACAGCAGATGGATAAAATTTGGTATTGTAGCGAAGAAAAGAAACATTTTGGATAAGAAAAAGCCTAGTGGTGAACACGTTCCACTAGGCCAAAAAAACAGAAGACTCTATGCACTTCCGATCTATATGATATGTCTGCATTTATTGAAAATAAAATTTTATTGTGAAATGAAAAAGCCCCGGACCACCCGGGGCTGCGAACAAAACCTAAATGAACTAGATGTAGATTGTGCGCCTACCAAGATACACACCATACCATTTTGTGTCAATAGAGCATAAAAAAATGTAGGATTTGACTTAAATGAAAAAGCCTATTAAAGACTGGTAATCTTTAATAGGCCGGAGCGTATGAAACGCATGTGTGAACCACAAACTATGCCACACATGATATTTTCATACTCCTTTTAAAACAACCAAAAAGAAAGATTTAACGAGGAGAAAAGGAAATGTCAGTCCTACGTGGCATCAGAGATAGAAGATTTAAATTTACACAAGTTTTAAACTCCATGCTTGAAGACGAAAAAATAAGTCTAAAAGCGAAAGGGTTCATTACATATTGCCTTTCCAAGCCAGATGCGTGGCAGTTCTACATATCCCACCTTGCATCAAAACTTAAAGAAGGTGAGAAAGCAATCTACTCCACAATAGATGAATGTATTGAAAACGGATACGCGATCCGATATCAAGGGAGAAAGGAAAATGGAGGAGATTTTGCATCTTGGGAAACAATAATTTCAGATTCAAAAGAAGAAATTTCTTTACTAAAAGAAGAACTCAAAAACGATCCTGATTTTCAAAAAATGTTTGCGCTTCGCCGTTTTGGGGACGCGCAAGATGCGCACGCGCAAAAGGACCCCCCTAGTAATACTAATGTATTAGATATACAGAAAGACAAAGTTGTTTGTAGTGCGACATCCCCTGTTGGGGATTCGACACTTTTAAAAACACAAGATCAAAGCCAATTTTGCGAGAAAACCCATCCTGATGGACATAAAATCAAAATCTCCAAGCAAAACCTCATAAAAGATCTAATTAATAAAAAGTGTGATTTCGATCTTGTAGAGATCGAAGAAGCTTGGAAGATTCTTGTTGACTGCAAACAGATGATACGTAATCCTATACGATACATTGAAGGCACCATAAATCAAATTAGGAATTCTAGAACATGTCACCAAATAACACAGAAGACTCAAGAGAAAAAGAAATATTATCAGAACAAGAAAAGCGCGCAGGAGAACAATCAGCCCAAGAGCGAGAAGATCGAATCATCTCAGAAAGAATCAAATTGCTTTTTGGGCAGAGATATGTGGGGGCGTCGCTTGCAAAAATCGAGTTCTCAGATTCAAATATTGCAAAGTTGAATGCTTATTTGGACAAACCTAAAAATTTTCTAGTTTTTTGTGGAAGTCCAGGTATAGGAAAAACATATTTCTTAGCTGCATTATATCCTTGGGCATACAAAAAATTCAATTCTATTAGAGTTTGGAAAGAAAATGATCTTTATCAAAAACTTAGAGAACAAATTTCTGAAAATAAAGGAGATTATCTAAAAGAACTTTCTTATATGATTGATGATCAATTGGTTATGGTTGATGATTTAGGAATAAGTAAACATAACGATTGGAGAGAAGAAATTTTATTTGAACTCATTGATACTCGATACAATTCAACGTTACCCACAATTTTCACTAGCAATTTATCATCAAAACAGTTTAAAGAAATTTATCATCTAAGAATAGCCTCTAGACTTTTCGCTTCTGAAAGTATCATAGTCGAAATACCTAATGGTGAAGATTTACGAATCAAAGGATTATAAACTGCAAGCTTGCATAGAGATACCTTTAAAACTGCACACACAGCCGCACCAATTCGAACACTGGACTAAGGTAAGGAATCGTAGGATTCAATCACAAAAAGCGATTGCGTGGCTTCTAAATTCGAAAAAAGGGCAATTCCCTTTACCATGCAAGGTTTCATTGATTAGGGTTGGCAGAAAATGTGATTATGACAATCTGGTTTATAGCTTCAAATCTGTTCGAGATGAAGTTGCTAATATCATCATACCTGGATTGACCAAGGGTAAAGCAGATGAGTCTCCACTAATCCAATGGGAATATAAGCAAGAACCTAGAGGATCTAGACCGCAAGGATTCAGGATTGAGATTTATTCAGCGCAAGAAGAAGTTCATTCAGAAGTCGCCTAAGCTCTTTGTTTTCTGATCGAATCTCGTTCATATCCATGAAAAGCTTTTTTCTGCATTTTCTCAAGCTTTCCTTATCATCATCGATTTCATGTCTCATCCAATTTACCTTCTCTTCTAGAGATAGGCAATCTTCAAGAGGAAATTCTAACTGTATTGCTGATTCCATAATTTCACCTGGACGAATACTATAGAGTGTGGTATTGTTTTACGTCAACGAAAAGGAGAAAACTGTGGAACAATTCATTTTAGATGTTTTAGAAAAACTAGATATACCACATTTGATAGCTATAGGATTGATAGGATTGTTTTTTTATTCAAGATTGAAGTCTGACATAAAAGAAATTAGAGTGGATATCAAGAATTTAACGGAAAAAGCACATATAGCCGAAACGCGATTATCGGTTATTGAAACACTGATCCACATGAAAGAGTGTTGCATCCTAAAAGAAAACAGCAACAGAAAGGTGGAGTGATGGTTAAAATGAAAAACGTTCAAGCATATCACACAGATCGAGTTCCAGATCATGTTCAAGAAGAGATACATGTTTTAGGCACTAAAATGGCTATTGCATTTCAACCACTTGTTGAGGATAAAAATGGAAATATAGTTTTAGCAGCCTTGAATTTCTTAATGGCATCAGCTGTAAAGCATTATGTATCTGATGAACCAGAACAAATAAGGAAAGCAGCTTTTACACACTCTTTAGCTCTCATAAAAAATATAGAGATGTTGGTTGATATGAAGATAGAGCAAGAATAATATCTTTACAAAACATCTATGTCGTGTTATTTCATATCTAAAACTTTAAGTAACAATATGGCTAGACCTAGAGAACATGATAGAGAAAAGATAGCAGAAGATCTAATTGATTGGGCAAAGAAAGAAGATAGCATTAATCTTAATAAATTTTGTTGTACTAGAGAACCTCCTATAGCACCATCTAAGATCTCTATATGGGCTTCAGAATGCGATAAATTCCGTAAAGCGTATGAACAATCTAAGGCCTATATAGGCGCAAGACGTGAAGAAATGCTTACAAAAGGCACGCTTCACGTTAAGGCGTACGACCTAAATGCAAATACATATGACTACTTTCTCAAGCAAGAACGTAGAGAACAGGCGAAATTTGATTCTGATCTAAGTAAGGAAGTTGCTAAGCAAATATCCAAAGAAGATATGTCTAGGTTTGAACAGTTTATTCAATCATTCCAAGCACTTCAATCTTCCGACCTAAATACAGCCAAAACAAGCATCAATGCAGAAGCTAGATCCGAATTAGATGGATAGCTGAACATTGCATGTGGAGGCAATTTTTCGTAGCTTTTTATCATTTCTTCAAGCATCTCTAAAAGTTCTTTTTTAGAGAGTTTTTTAACAGTGTCTAACGAATCTTTTTCATCCATAAATCATACTCCAATCATTTACGAGGCACTATGCCAGATCTGTTTTCACCTAGGCAAATAGAATTCATCAGATACAGCACAAAAAGATGGAATATAGCTCATGGTAGCGTATCAACAGGAAAGACTGTTGTTACATTGCATAGGTTTATACAAGCTATAAATGATTGTCCTGATTCTGAGATTGCAATGGTAGGTAAGACTTCCACAACATTATACAATAACGTGATTAAGCAACTGTTCGAATGCCCAGAATTCAGCATCTATAAGCCTTTCTGTACATGGCATGGAAGTAAAAGAGAGCTTACATTTAAGGATAAAGTAGTGACAACATATGGAGCCAAGGATGAAGGCTCTGCGGCTTTAATTCAAGGGAGGACTCTATCGTTATCCTATTGTGACGAGATGACATTATACCCAGATTCCTTCATACACATGCTAAATACGCGTCTTAGAAAACCCTACAGCATGGGTTTTTGCAGTATGAACCCATCATACCCCGATCATATAATCAAACAATGGATTGATAAATACGACCAAGGAGATCCTAATTATTATGCCTTACACTTCACTCTGGAAGACAATCCATTCGTTGATGAGAACTATAAAGCAACGATCCGAGACTCTTTATCAGGTCTTTTTTATAAACGTAATTACTTGGGTTTATGGTGTCTTGCGGAAGGTTCTGTTTTTGAGTGTTTTGATATGGAGATACATGTGGTTAGGAATCCTCCTTGTGCCGCTGAGTATTGGGTTGCTGGTATTGATTATGGTGCGAGCAATCCTTTTACTTGCATTCTGGTCGGTGTGTGTACTGGGAAATATACTCAATCGCCTAAGAAATTATGGGTAGAGAAAGAATACTTCTGGGATCACAAGAACAAAAGAGCTAAGACAAATTTCGAATTGGCAGTAGACGTACAATCGTTCCTAGATCCTTATTCTGTTAAAAACATATATATAGACCCATCAGCAGCAGCATTTAAAACTGAGTTAAGGAAAATGGGACTTAACACAATAGATGCTAACAATGAAGTTTTGGATGGTATTACACAGCTTACAGCAGAATTTCAGAAGGGTAATCTTGTTGTGTGTAGTGAGTGTAAGAATACAATCAGAGAGATTCAGACATATGTTTGGGATGGTGAAGCATCCAAGAGGGGTGATGACAAACCACTAAAGAAAGATGATCACTGCTTGGATGCTCTACGTTATGTTATTGCAAGTCATAGAGTAGCCGAGTATAAACCTTATGCTGATCAGCACAATGCAGATCAATATAGTACAGGAAGATTTAACACTGGAAATCGAAGGTTTTAATGGGGATTAAAGATTTTGTTTTATATTACCTAAACCAAAACGAATCTGAAGAGTTCGCAAAATGGGCTATTGGAGATAATTATAAAACAATTTTTAGAGAAGATTGGCCAAAATTTTGGAACGAAAGACATAGTGAAGAATTAAAAATATTTCCATATGGAAATCCAATAAATGACTTACAAAATATGATTAAATTATGGAAAGAAAATGAGAACAGAAGAACAGAAACTTGATGATATACTCAGGCGTCTAGATAAACTTGAGACACACATCATCAATATGATTGTCCCTTTCAACAAAATACAGCCGCTCATTGATTTGTTCAGTAAGCCTTTAACCATTGATGACAGAAAACTTACTGGACTACTTGCAGGTTTTAGGATGTCCATCATGGAATTGATACAAGCAATAAAAATGGAAGACTTGTCTAAGTTGAAAGACGAATTGAATCCAATTATTGAGATGGGAAGAAGCCTTTCCAGGACTATGGGTGAGATTAAATTCATAGGTAAACGCTTATTCGAGATTGAAGAGAAGTTAAAAGAAATATCCGAAAAACCATTTAGAAAAGAAGTTGAGTTATCCTTTCGATGTGAAGGATATGAGCTTGTTAGAAAACCTAACAATTATATTAAAGAACAAGAAAAGCAACCTTTGAGCGATGATGATAACCTGAAAAGGTTGTTAGATAGTCTTACAGAAAGAGAAAGAAAAGTACTTATACACCGCATTGGACTTCTTGGAGAGAAAAATAAGACATTTGTGGCTATTGGAAAAATATTTGGATTGACTGGTTCAAGAATTAGAGAAATTTACCTAAAATCTCTAAGAAGGCTTAGACATCCATCTAGAAAAAAAATGTTTGATGAAATTAGCGAAAAACGACTTAGAGATGTGGTTTTAGGGACAGATGAGTAGAAAAACAACACTAGAAGAAGAGATAAACTTATTCTTAGAAAAATGGGACTATGAGCAGAACGTGTCTTTTTTTGATGACATCATTCCTTTGCTTGAGCTTTATAACGTCGATGAAGATAATGACTGGGTCAAGGATGTTGTTGGAGATGAGGACGTCAGAACTGTACGACTAATCCGTACGGTTTATCTTGTTTCTAAATTGGCTCAAAAGCATTCTGGTATGCTATCTGTCATTAATATTAGGTTTAAGGATCTATGGAAAAGGATGGAAAATCATGTCAGGTGATTGTCATAGCTGCGGTGAACATAGTCTAGAATGTAGATGTGAAACATTACCAAGAAAGATGGATACTTTCAGATTGAGCAAAGAAGATTTCAAGGAAGAAATGAAAGATGCCATCCTAGATTTCATGTATGATTATCAGAAAAATTTCGAGAAAATCGAGGATATTTTGGAATACACCGAGTTGTGGGTGGAGGATAGGTATGACTAAGGAAAGACATCTATTTAGTGAGAAAAAGTGCGAAATTTGAAGATATATACAGCCCTCAAATTACTGTCTGGACTATGTGTATTATTCATAATATATTCACAAGGCATAATGCCTTTTGGATGGTGTGTAGCTGGTTCAATAGTCTGGGGCATATGTGTAAGGCTGTTGGATTAGCAACATAAGTAACATTATCAGACCAAAGTTATTTTTTTAAATTAAACGATTACGTCAAATTTCATATTGAATGGCGATTTGATATGTCCGCATTGTCGAAGAATAATCTCAAAAAGAATAAAAACTTGGATAATAAGGATTGTGTCAATAGAAAAAATAACAGACGAACAACTACAAGAATATGTTAATAAATCTTTCACTGAAGAAGTAATTCTAAGATACGAAGAACAAATTCTTGCTGTAATGAAAACCAGATATGATAAGTATCCTACAGAAAGAAATAATTATGAATGGTTAGATTACACAAATTTTGTTTGTAGAAGAAGGTATCAAAGTCAACATGAAAAAGACCAAGAGGAAAAATGACTATACAATGCCTAAAATGTAAAGCCTGGGATATGGCAGCTAAAGAAAATGGCTATTGGGGTGGAATGTGTGAGGATTGTTTTAGAAAAGATAATGCGCCTTTACGTTCAGAATGGGGAGGTATTGCTAGATGCATTACTTCCGACGGTCGAAATATAAATATGGCTGATGAATTGAATAGACTCGAAAGAGAAAAGTTTCAGGAGGGAAAATGAATTTTTTAAAAACTTTTTATTATAAAATTTTAATTTTTTTTGAACATATTAAAATATCTAGACAAAAAGCTAAAATCCAAATCTTACAAGAAAAAAACAAAGAAATTAAGATAGCATTAGGCAAACATGATTTTCCAACAAGCTCAAAAAGCACTAAATATCCAGAATAGTTATGTTTAAAAAACGTATTTATGATGGCATTGTCTGAAACCACAACAGAACAAGAGGAAAAATGATTACCAAAGAAGAGTTTGAACTCCATAAATCTATAATAGATTGGATGAGAGAAGCGGGAGTTCCTTTTATGGAGGCAATGGCTATTTTATCTTATGCGATCCAAACAGATAGAAGCATTTGTGAATCTTATATTGAACTTGGTGAAAATATAAATAATATTAATCAAAGAGACCAAGAGGGAAAATGAATGAAGATGAATGGATAAATGTAAAAACACCATATCCTAAAAATAATCAAAATATAAGAGTTAAAGTTTGGGATAGGAAGACAGAATCATATTTTGAATTATATGCAATGTTTAATGATTATGAAGATTACAGAGGCTGGAGAATTAGACCACCTGAAGGAACAGATATTATTGCTCTTCCTCAGTGGTGGAAACCAAAAGACTAAGAGGGAAAATGACTACATCAGTGGATTCTAATAGTATTGAAGCATGGGCTATAAGGACTAAATTAATTGAAAAATATGGGATAGAAGAAGTTGAAAAAAGAATGGGAAAATGGATTGGTCCTGAATATTCTAATAAAATTAAAATATGTCCATTGACAGGAATATGCTACGAAAAAGACCAAGAGGAAAAATGAATAAATACCTAGTCAAGTCGGTAGATGGAAAATACAGCATTGAAGCAGATACCTGGTCTGTTGGCGTGGAAGGGTTGAAGTTTTATACATGGGATCGCCTTCCACCACCTAATGGTGATGGAATAGAAGATAAAAAAGAATATACTAGGTGGGTTATTGCATGGTTCACAACTTGGGATTATTGGGTGTTACAGGGAGAAAATGAAGAAAAAAGGGAATAGAATATGAAAATTATGACAATTTTACTAACACTAATCTGCACTATAAACGGACCTTATGTCCCTGATTATGTTCCACCACCTGCCAAAGGAGCTAATGGGCCGATGCAACCTAAATGATTGAAAAAATCATCTTTTGTCATTGTGGAAATAGGTACTCAATATCATGGCCTATAGGCTCTATCTGGTGTACAATATGCAAGACTGTAGTGACTTGGTGCAAATAAAAAGACGCATAAGCACATTTGCCTATGCGCCCCAGTGCTTGCAATCAATCCTTGTTAGCTCTATCAAAAATATTATTCAATGTAAAGAACACAAAATACATTATTTAAGTTTTCGTTTATTTCCTATAGAATTTTCTTTGCATGTCTAGGCCGACGAGTTGAAAAGGGGTTTTAGTCAAAAAAACCCTAATAAGAATGGTCAAAGTCACGATATTACATAGGCGCAAAAGATTCTTAAGGAGAACACTAAAAATGAAAGCAAATATTGACCTAAAACTCAAAAAAAATGCCAAAGTGAGTGAGCATGGAGCAACCGAACGTTTGTTAGACGAGAATTTCATAGCGCAAGCTATATGGGAATGTCTAAAAAATAACGACCCACAAGGTGTTATAGAAATCATCGAAACGCATTTGGAAGTTAGCTCCCCTAAGAGAGGTCGATTTTGTTTCCGTTTGTTTCTTTTCTTTGTGAAGAAAATGACCTTATCTTATTGGAGGTTTTAGGTGGCTCTTTGTTGTCATGTAAACCGTTATTCAAAATACAAAAGAAAGCTAGCTTGAATAAATAAAAAATTTTAGTTAAGGTGGATTTTAAACGTAGGAGATCCACTTGAGCTTTTATTATCCGCCTTGGAATGGATCAATTGAGCCTAACCAGGGTAATGTAAGACAGTATTTAGATAATCTATATAGCAAATTTCAGCCAATCGAGCAAAGTCGTTGGAATCAATCCAATATAGATACTCTTTTTTATGCAGGTTCTCAATCATTCGTAAACAGATATTTCAATTTTAGCCCTACAACATCATATCAGCAGTATTATTTTAATATAATACAGCAACCTATCAATATGATCACTGGGTATGAGAGACAACATAGAAAGAATTTTTCCTATGTAGCAACCGAAGGAGCTGATCCTCGTATTACTGATCAGTACACTAGAATTATAACTCATGTTGCTAATACTGGATGTATACATGAGCAGAAAAGTAAAGCCAAAGAACTGGCAGCAGTTGCTGGAATGTGTTTGGCGCAACCGTATTTGGACTATACTTCCGAAGATGCTGCACAAGGAGAAATTAAACTTAAAATCTGGGAATATAATTCCTTCTTGGTTGATCCGTATTTTCGCAGTCCCGATATGTCAGATTGTCAGTTTGTCTGGTGCCAAGAATATATTTCAAAGCAAGAAGCAGAAAATCGTTTCCCTGACAAACTTTCTCTCATCGCGCCTATGGCAGGTTCTCCCCAACGCTACGGAAGCTTTTATTTCCTTCCAGAAAACTACAATATGGCAAGAAATGACCTCATGGTGCTTTCTTATGTCTGGTATAAATGGAAGCGAAAACGTAAACGTTTATATAGTCGCACTAGAAATCAGTTTTTCGATATTGCCCCATCAGCTGATATAGATTCTATTCTATATAACATTCCTGACATGGAAGAGGTGACAGTAGAAGTTCCCACATGGAAACTAGCTGTTGTGCTTAATGATCAACTGATGTTCCAGGGAGATAATCCCCTTGGATTTGATGGATGCCCATTTATTCCTTATTTTTGGAACTATGAACCACATATAAATTATTATGATCTACGAGTTAGGTCTCTTGTTCGTACAATGAGAGATCCTCAGTTTCTATATAACTACAAGATCATAAGCAATAATGACATTGCCGCAGCTACTATTAACGCAGGCTGGAAGAGAAAAACAGGTGCTGTTGCTAATGAAGACAATCTAAAAAAATCAGGTCAAGGATGGGATGTAATCATCAATGATGGTTACGAAATGTCAGATGTTGAGAAAATAATTCCTTCAGCTGTACCAGAAAGTGATTTGGCATTAGCAGAACAAATGCGTACTCTTGTTTATGAGACATCCGGTATAAACATAGAGAATTGGTCTGGTCAGCAGGATAAGCAGGTATCAAGTCTTACAGTACTTCTTAAACAGGCTGCAAACCTTATGGTTTTTCAGAAGTACTTTGATCAATGGGATTTTTCAGATAAATTGCTTGGAGATCGACTTTTACAGATTGTATTAAATAATTGGAATGCTGAAAAAGTTTCATTGTATTTAGGAGAAGAGCCCTCACCATATTTCTATAGTAAGATTTTTTCTAAATATCAAGTGATTGTAGAAGAATCAGATTTAACACCTACACAGCAAAATCTACAAGCACAACAGATGATGGATATCAACTCTACATTCCAGCGTGAAGTATTTCCACCATCTATGATTATTCCTAAGCTTAATATTACAGGAAAAGCTGAGATCATTGAATTCTTACAACAACAAGAACAACAGCAGGCAGCAGTTCAGCAAGAAGCTCAAAATCTTCAACATACAGTTGAAGAGATGAAGATGAAAGAATTGATGGCTAAGATTCACAATCTTCTTTCACAAGCACGTGAAAGAGATGCTAGATCTGCTTCAAATGTCGGATTATTTGAGGAAAGAATTTCTGAGATATCTAAGAATCATGCTATATCAACACGTGAAAAAATGGACGCTCTTACAAAGATGCTTGAAGCTGTTCAGAAATTTGGTGAGGTAGAAGTGATGCTCCAGGCTAATAATCTTGAGTCAGTCAAATATGATGAGGAAGAGCAAGAGAAACAAGCCAGAACAGGAACAGAGAGAAACGAGTTTTCCAAGAAGTTTATGGAGCAATTAATGGCTTCTCAACCATCAAATATGGGAAATGTAGCTTAAAATTTCCAAAGTTGATATAAAGAGATTTAATTTAACAAGAGGTTGTTTATGGCCGGTGGACAAAAAATTGATGATCATTCGTTCTGGGCAGGTTCTAAAGGTAAAAGTTCCGTATTTCCTGATGGTCCTCATAAAAGTAAAATGGAAAGTTCAGCTGAAGGTGCTGGCGCTGAAAATGATTATGAAGATACTACAGAGAAAATCAGATCTCAGCAAGTTGAAGGTGTAGATAAAATTAAAGCACGCCCAATGAAGCCTTTATATAGAAACTAATTAAGGGCCTTGGCGATAAGGAGCCTGCTTAAAACGTAGGAACATCTCCGTAAGTACAGCCCTATTACTCGGTTTACGGTGACATTGGTTAGGAACCGTAAGTTATACCCAAAAGTGAGAATAAATAGGTATATATGAAAAGCACTAAGACCGTTCAGTCTTATAAAAATACTGCTGTTGAGAAAAATAGAAGTACACTAAAGAATACAAAGTCTGGATTTTCTGATCCTATTAAGATAAAAGATCAAAACCCAGAAGATAAACCTAAAGATGGCGTTAAATCTCCCTGGGATTTTAGATGCCCTCAATATGACCAAAGAAGCAGTAATTTTGTAAATGCTGGTACTCATTATGGTGTAGGTCATCGTCAGCCAGTTGGTCATGAAGGTAATCCTAAATCTACAGTTGCAGCGCTTCCAAGAACTAGAAAAGATACACAGCAAGACGATGACAAAGGCTAAGAAGTACAAACAAGCCCATACCGATAATGTTAAATTGGGAATGGGCGATTACTACGGAACCGGTATCACTGCTAAAGTTGGAAAGATGCGAGATAGCAGTGTTGGATTTATGGATTTAAGCCAGAAAAAACTTAAGACTCCTCCGAAAAGCGTCGCTTAAGTTCTTTCAATTCCATAGCAATGCAATAAAATGCTTTAGGAAAATTTAAATTTCCATCACCATTTTTCTTAATTTCCTCTAAAACTTCAATCAATTCATCTAGTGAATATAAATTATTTTCCATACCGTATTATTTAATCTCCCTCTGTTAGATCTTGAGAAAGCCATCTTGAATATTTG